TTACCAATAGTTACTACAAAAGTTTACGAAAGGTGCTTGATGGTCTGCGAGATGCAAAACATATCTGCATATTCTTTAATGTAACAGATGGAATCAATGAGCTGATTAATAATTTAGGAATAACAGATTACAAGGTGTTCTGTTCCCAGAAGAGTGTTGACAAGTTAAATAAGAGAGGGGTTGATAAGGCATATCCTTCAATCAATTATCCACTGGCTCAATACAACTTCTTCACTTGTCGCTTCTATTCAGCATTAGACATATTACTGAGAAGAGACAAACCAGACATTCTACTTCTAACAGATTTAAGAGGTGCGCAGTTTACCATGATTGACCCTATGACAGAAGCCATACAAATACAGGGAAGATTTAGAAAGAGAGGGAATGATGATATTACCTACAACTCTTTAACCCATATTACGACTATTAATCCAGATATAAAAGTTAAAAGTAACACAGAGCTGGCAGACAGGATAGCTCAATTTTCTGATACACACAACCTCTTAAAACAGCAGCACGACCAGCAGGCTAATGACAATAGGAAGCAAGCCATCTTTGAAGATATGCAAGGTTTGAAATACCAAGAGTTGATTGATGACGAGGGAAACATTAATCCTTTCTCAATAGATAACCTTTATAATGAAGAAAGGGTAAAGTCTTACTATCAATCAGCAGATAATCTATACCAAGCATATTTAAACACTAAATTCTTCAATGTTACATTTACCAATGTTACTGAATGTGTTGGCGAGGATGATATTGAGAAACTTAATCATACAAAACTGGAGATTGATAAAAGAAAGATGGCTGTTCAGTTCTTAGAGAAGATTTATAATGATTATGCACAAGGGAGCATTACCTATGAAGATAAGGCATTCTATATTGACTACCTAAAAAGACAGCTAGAAGCAAATTACACAATAGATGCCTATGATAAAATTGGCAAAGCTGGAATAGAGCAAGCCCAATATAAAAAGTCACTGATAGATAAAGCTGTTAAGCAGTACAATAAAGACCAAGCTGAAATTATTAGATTCAGTTCTAAGGTTTTACAAGACATTAAAGAAGAGTTTGAGCTTGACATCTATATACCTAAGAATGACATTAAAAGGAGGCTTCAACTTATCTTCGATGAACATTCCATTGAATATAAAGTAGTGCATGATACCATTAAGGATTACTATCATTCCACAGAGAGTAACTCTAAAGAAACTCCTTCATTCAAACTTAAAGCGTTCAAATTGGAGTAGGTAGTTTTTGAAGTACTGGGCATATAGGTAGGAAATCGCAAGATTTTCCACCTATATAAAAATCAAGGTTCACTTTATTATCTTACCAAGATTAAGCTCCAGACTATTAAATAAGGTTTGGAGCCTCAAACACAGATACTCCCCCACCCTAAATAAGCCCCCTCCATTGTGTGTG